GCTCACTATGTGATGGGAAGGTGGCTCATAAATGGAGTTCTATACGATAACCGGTCGTTCGTATATTTTAAGGGCAACACTGATGGAGCACAAGAATCTGACCTTATCGGTAAAATTATAGGGTATTACACCGCTGGTACTACGATATCAGTCCGTATTACGCAAGATTCGGTTGGTACCGACGTATACATGAGCAGTAATTACTCACATTTTTTTGGAAAATTGTTACATTAAAATATCAGTTTAACGTAGATGGCAGAATTTGCACTTCAAAACATTACAAAAGATCAAACGTGGAAAAACCTCCGCGAAGAACGCAACAGACGGCTCGCTGAGGTGGATTGGGTGTTCGTCGAAGATGTTCAATTATCAGACGAAAATTATAAAGCGTGGGTCGCGTACCGTAAAGCGTTACGAGAACTTCCATCCACTACAGAAGACACTGAAAATCCTATATGGCCCGAAAAACCCAGTATTATAACGGGTCCATCTGCAACTTTTAATGAAAATACGGAAATTAAACGTATACTCGATGAGAATAACCAGTTAATGGCGAAGATGATTAAAATTGAAAAACGACTCACAGATCAAGAACTTAAACTGATCAAGCTTAGTCGTCGCAAATGATATAAAGGTATCGAGTATTATCTATATAAGTATGGATACAATCATAAACGCACTTGGACTCGTGAGTTCTATACTCATAACTATCATGTTTGTTCCCCAAATTATTCACGTGTATCGAACAAGTGATACAGATGCAATTAATTATACATTCTTAAACATTAATATTTTAGCGAGTACGCTCGGTCTCGTATACTCCATCTATTATACGATCGTACCCATGATTGTAGCGAATACATCAGCGGGTATATTTTCTATATCTCTTTTAACCATGAAAAGACTAAACGGGCTTAAAGAACACTCACTAGTATAATACGGGAACCGGTTCCCACAATCTCTCATAGCTCAGTTGGTAGAGCGACAGGCTGTTAACCTGTAGGTCATCGGTTCAAACCCGGTTGAGAGAGATCCATATCTTTTAGATTTTCAAAAATGTAAAAGATATTTATTCATTATATAACACGTTTCCAGGAGCACGACGGATCCGTGTTCATCACGCTTACCCCTTCGTCTCGACTCAAGTCCCCGGGAAGTCTAACCCTCTCACGATGACTAAAGTTCAATCGCATAATCTATTCATCCTCAAGTCCCTCTATTTTGATACTTAAAAATAAAAACTTAGTGTAATATAAAACATGTCAGGTGGAATTGCCCAGCTCGTCGCAGTCGGCGCTCAGGATGCCCATATCGTCGGTAACCCCGAAGTTTCATTTTTTAGATCAACATATAAGCGTCACACGAATTTCGCTCAAACTGTAGAGAAACAGGTTATCCAGGGTAATCCTTCTACAAATGGTATGTCCTCTGTACGCTTCGAGCGTAAGGGTGATATGCTTGGATACGTCTACCTCACGAATCGTTCACTCAGAAACTCGGGGAACGGTCTAACACGAGCGCAATGGGAAGGTGAAATTAAAAAAGTCGAGCTCTTGATTGGGGGTCAGGTCATTGACACACAAACATCTATTTTCTCCCAAGAAATCGCACCCCTTTTACTCGCTCAGACTCGTGCGAAGTCTGAAAGCGCTGCTACAGCGGATAAGTCCGCCTTTTATCCTCTTCACTTCTCCTTTTGCGAGAATGCGCAATCAGCTCTACCTTTAGTGGCTTTACAATATCATGATGTTGAGCTCCGCATTTCTTGGGGTACGCTCACCGCTACAGATTTCGAGATTCATGCACAGTTCATTTATCTTGACACGGATGAACGCACCAATATGTCTTCTACACCCCAGAATATGCTCATCACTCAGACGCAACAGTCAATCGCGTCCTCTGGTACCGTGCAAGAGCTTAACTATAATCACCCCATCAAGTTCCTTTCTACCTATAAGAGTGGTGGCATAGCGTGCGCCGCGGGTAAGGTAAAGTTGCAGATTAACGGTACGGATGTCGGCGATGCTAAAACAGCCCAGCCTCACTACACGTCAGCGTCACTTTACTATCACACCCCTTTCGCAACTCTCGATACGAGTGTCAAAACACACTTCTTATACCCGTTCTGTCTGGATACCAGCAAGCTTCAGCCCACGGGAACACTCAACTTTTCGCGTATCGATTCGGCTCGTCTCCTAACAGATGCCGGTTCGTTTGATACAGATATTTACGCCGTAAATTATAACATTCTCCGCATCGAAAATGGCATGGGTGGCCTTATGTACTCCAATTAAATCCCATCTAATAATATATGTGGGGAATACTGTTTCTCCTATTTTTCGTTTTTATGATCACCTACGATCCTAAATCCGGAACGCTCAATAAATACATACCCGTTGAAAATGCCCCATGCAAAGACGGACATTATCAAGAAATCCAATTTGCTCAACAAGGACATCAGTGTCCTATAAATGAAAGATCTAAAATGGGTGTAATTGTATCTACTTAAAAACAAAACGTTTTATGTATTTACATGTTCGCTCTCGACCGCGAGACCGCTATTTTAGTTGGTGTGGTCGTGTGTATCGCAGCTTCAGTTTACATGTATCGCGAACTTAAAAATTCGAAGGAGGATATTACGAAAATTAAGACATTCTTAGATAATGTCCAACAGGAGGATGAGGATGAGATGTATAGACAGGCACAGGCCCCGGAAATGGCTCAGGTATCAGCTGAATCCAAACCTGAAGTGGTGAATGAACCGCGACCTGTACCAGAGATTGTATTTCCTGCGAAGAAATCTTCCGAATAAACTTATCAGGAGATTGTAGAAGCTAATGAGCAATGAAGAAACATAAAGCTATAGCAATTCCAGTCACCTTTGTAGATGACACCCCACGATTTCTTACAGTGAGAGATAAACGTTTTAAGGAATGGATTTTCGTCACCGGAGGTTGTCGACGACGAGAAATATTTTCACCAATACGCACGGCTTTGAGGGAGCTTGAAGAAGAAACACGGGGTGTTGTTTCTTTAAAAAGTGGAGAATACACAAGTTATACATTTATAGTTAAAGAAAATCCAAATCTAGAACTCGAATATACAGTGTTTATTTTTTTTGTAGATTACTTAAAATCTGAACAAATCGAACTCGTTAGACGGTTTAACGAAGAAAAATATAAAATGCACACTAAAAAAATACACATGAAACGTACATATGATGAAAATGATTTTATGAGTTTCGATACATTACCAGAATTTAATGCAAGAAGACGTTGGGAACGAATAATAAATAATGTCGTCGAAAATCCCGAATTTTATGCATGCGTGACTTCCTTAAATAGAAAAACATTTTCTATAAAATAATGAAGTCTAAGAACTTTATTCTTAGACAAATCAAGGATATTCTAATTGATCACAAATCATACAGGGAAGATAAAGCGGATACTTATATTGAAGGAATAAAAAATAAAACAGTATATGAATTGTTAGTCGTAAAAAAGGAATTATCGACTAGCGAGGAGGAATATAGAGATGTATCGTGTAGAACGTCGATATGGCACGAAGAAGAGTATTAAAAAAATAACACTACATACAAATAAGTATGTTTCGAACATGGTGTCGAAAACAAGGGTTTTCAAATGGCTCCAATCTATCACATGTGCTCATGGACGGAGGTAAACTCTCAGTGCCATTTGATAGATTGAACGAATTTTACGATGCATACATTAAGGCTGTGAAGTCAGGTGAAAAGGTGTGTGTCGTTGAACAAAAAACGGATACGTATAACTTTTTCGTCGATTTAGATTATAAAGACGATGAAGATATACCTTTCGAGCGATTGGAAGAATACGTACAAACAATATGTGATCGCGTGACCCATTTCGGGGGGAAAGATGTTCTTATTTCCGTGGCGGAACCAAAACCTCACGGTGATACAATCAAATACGGAATTCACATGAATTGGCCGGGTTTTATAGTTGACCACGGTTCCGCGATGGCGTTACATTCGCATATTGTATCATCACTTTCATTACTTTTTCCCGGAAAATCGTGGAATGATATCGTCGACACGGCGGTATACGGCGGTGGTAAACGTAACGTAAAGGGAAGTGGATTTAGAATGCCATGGGCACATAAATACGTAAAAGGAGAATATCAAGGAGAATACAGACCGGTACTCAACTATACACACGAAAACGGAAAACTTTCCCGTATTTTTGATAAAGAGCCAACTGTCGAAATCATGCACATGGCAACACTTCGAACGGAACGCACGGACGTTGTAATCGTTGAAGGCTCTACTCGTGATGAGGGTTCGTTCACTTTGAAAGAAACTAAGAATGTTTTACAAAATGAAGTAGTCCTTCGAGACATAGAACTTTTTATTCAAAAAAACATGGATGGACAGGGGTGTGCAGAAGTTACAAAAATATTTAGCGATAAGCAATCGTATCTCGTGTCGACGACATCTAAATATTGTGAAAATCTTCAACGGGATCATGGTTCTAACCATGTATGGTTCCGTATAGATGGACACGTGATTATACAAAAGTGTTTCTGTACGTGTGAAACGATGAAAGGGCGACGATATGGGTTTTGTAAAGATTTTTACGGTAGAAAACATACACTCCCGAGCAAGATTTTCGAACAATTGTATCCAGATGGGTATACACCGCCGATGTTTACATCACCTCAGAATATATGTACCCCGTGTATAGAGGAGAAGAAGGTTGATCCCGTAGAATTGAGTAATTTACTTCAATCGTTTATAAATCGTCACATGATTAAAGATACTACAGTGCATGTCGGCAGCATTACTAAAAAAACTAAAAATATTCAAATGTTGAATACGGATTTAACGTGTAACGACTGTAAAAAGGCGAACATTCAATTTAAAATAAATAAAAAACGAATTTTACAAACGTGTTTGTGTAAACTACGCGAACATAACCTGACAGATAAAATTAGTCGACTGTTATAGAACTAGAGTTTGAAAGGTTATAACGATCGAGGCGCTTAATCAAATAACATATTACACTAAATATATTTAAAAAGGAATAACATATTACTAACAATAATGACAGATACAATAACAGTGAAAACGCGTTCCGGTAGAATATCAAAGGCACCCCAACGTATGAAGCCCACAGAGGATATGGTTGGTGATGATTTCGGCGACGATGAACATGACACGGATTACGACGTGACAGATGAAGATCTATGCGAGACAGAAACCGAAGATGAATGCGATGAAAGTGATGAGGATGATAATGGAAATTTAAAAGATTTCATAGTGAGTGATGATGATGGATCTGATAATGAAGATGAAGACGAAGCTTAAAAGATAGATTAATTAATATGTATATGGAAACTGAATTAGGCAATCCAATTGAATATAATCCCGAAATTTTAGAAAAGAATGATCGAAATGACAGTGAAGATATTCAAGATCATATACAAACCGATCAACAATTTTACTATCAACCACCCCAACCACAACCTTATATGATACCACACGAACAATTTACAAATAAACCAGTCGATTTTTTTGCTACGTTGGACAAATTTGCATATACTGTTATATTTGTCGCGTTTATTTTAGGATTCTTTATGGGGAAAACTATGCAACCAGTTATCCTTCGCCATGGGTGAAAATGGTTCGACTGTTTGACTTGATGCCGCGCACGCCCGCCCACGACTTTCCAATGTGTGAACATGGACTCTTTTATCACCAAGTTCACGCCGTGGTACCACTTTCCGCATTCTACGAGGTGACTGATCATTGATCGCAGGTTTTTCTATTGCTCTACTGGTAATTACTGGACGAATGACCCCTTCATTAATTATTTCAGAAGCCATTTTATCTTCATGATTTAAAAGTTCTAAATCGGTAACAGTGAAATTCATATCAGATCTATACATCTTCATATACTCAACGTTCATCGTATTATTAAAAACGTATATTTTAATAATATGAGAGTTTTTTAAATTAAATATCTATTTAGCTTCTTCTACAATTTCCCCTTCTTCCTCATTCGTCGCATCGGCTGACTCATCTTCCTCTAAAATAGTCATGGCCTCTTCGCGCTGTTTCTTCCTTTCCTCAATTTCCGTGGCTACGATAGCATCGGCTTCTTTTACAAGTTCTTCCATAGGCGTGTCAGGCTTCTCGCGTTTCAGGCGTTCAATAATTTCACCGGGGTGACTAATAGGCGCCTCGTCTGGTTTGTTGTAAAATTTAGAATTTTCGTCACCAGCCTTGAAATAGTTAGTGTTTCCATCTTTATTAGTTTGCATGTCAGATTTGCGTTCGTTAAACATCTTTGCGGCCATCGCTTGATTTTCCTTGTATCCAGACATGAGTTCTTCAAGTTTTTCATTGTTGTAATGAGAATCCTCAATCTTACTAGGATCGGGTGGGATTAGAAGCCATTTGTACATGTCTACAACATAAATATCAAACGTACCATCTTCCTTTTGAAGACGTTTGGCATGGTTCGCAGCCTCGTCGCGTGTACTGAACGCCCCTCGAATTTTAATTCCAAATTTGTCATTCTTTTGTGGCGCCTCGGGTCCAACAACAGACAGACATGCGTATAATTGACCGGGTACAGTGGTATAATCCTGCTCCAAAGACATTGTAATAGTATCAGGGTTTTAAACTTTAAGCTATATAACTTAAGTCGTAATCATGTTTAAAGTTTTCCAACGTACTTATAATATGGAAGAACTTAGACGATTACATAATAACGAGAAACGGATACTGATAGAAAGTGTTTCTAAAAAAGGTGCAAGTGTACTCGATGTCGGGTGTGGATTTGGTGGGGATCTTCAAAAATGGTACAAGGTCGGTGTAAATATAAGCATGTGTGAACCATGTTTAGAAGCATTGAATGAAGCAAAAAATAGAGCCAAAAACATGAAAATGCGTGTAAACTTTTATCACGGTGACATATTTAATTGCCCAAATAGAAAGTATGATATCATATGTTACAATTTCGCGTTACATTATATATTCCAAACTAAAGAAATGTTTCATGGAGCCATGCGTGAAATTAAAAAGCGTATGAAACCCGGTGGTGTGTTCATAGGTATTATTCCCGATTCAGAAAAAATAATATTCAAAACACCATTCGTTGACAATATGGGTAATTTTTTTAAAATGAAAGATACGAGTAATGGGCAATTCGGTGAAAAGTTATTTGTACACTTAACAGATACTCCATATTATGCAGAGGGTCCCAAATCTGAACCCATCGCACATAGGGATTTATTGATCACGTATTTAGAAGATCATGGATTTACAATGAATCAATGGGAATCCCTCAAAGGTAATCCCATATCAGAATTATACAGTAAATTTATATTTGTATATAGAAATGATCGCACTGCTGATATTGTTGATGATTAATGCATTTTTGATAATGAATTTTCGCGAAGACTCTACACTTGCCATTGTGAAAGAAAAATACAAAATCCTCAGGGAGCATTTAAAGGCGACAGAAAATGATATTTTTCATATGTTATACGATGAAATCCCAATATTCGCATACAGGGGGTCTACCTTATCTGGTATAGGATATAATTCCAATAAAGGAGGGGAGATAGGAATATGCGTTGATGGAACACCTAACCACGTTTTTCACGTACTTCTTCATGAATTGGCTCATTGTACAGTTGACGAGTACTCACATAGTCCAGAGTTTTGGAAAAATTATAAAGAACTGAAAAATGAAGCTATAAGTATAGGTATATACGAGAATATCGACGAGTTGACATCATTTTGTGGGAAGAAGATCATTGATAAATAATATTAGTTAGATATATATGGACGGCACGCAATTCAATCTCAGGCAACCACGACCTTCTAGAGTCTTCTCATCTTTAATGATGTGGTTCTTGGTCATGGTCGGTGCGTTTCTTACACGACTCCAATCACCCTATTGGGTTAACCTGACAAACATAACACTATTTGTACCTTTTATTGTATGGTATTTAGGAAATACAAGTCTTATCGTAAGTCTAAATCCTGTTAGTGTTATATTGTCATTATCTATAGCTGTTCTCTTCCTGATTACCTTAACAGAAGGGTTCAAGACAACACCGGGAATATCGGTATTTTCCAAACAGTTAAGGGAAGGGTATAAGAATTATGGGAAAGATATCAAAAGCGCTTGGTTACCTACATTGATGACAATGATAGCATTGACTATAGGGTTAATGACGACTTACATGATAACGGGTGGAAATATCCTCGACATGTATTAAAAGTATTTGCGAGCGACGTAAAATACGATAGCTGCAACAGCGCCAGTAGACGCTAAGCCCACAAAACTCCTGTTTCCCTGGTTATTTAAAAATTTGGGAACGGTACTCGCAAGTTTTTCTTGGATTGGCTTGCTTACGGATACACCGGTAGCAATTAATACGATGAGAGCATCAAGTTGTTCGTCGGTCAAATCGAATGGATTTTTCTTTTTCTTATCTGAAGAATCCTTCCCCGTCGAATTTTGTATAGACGAGGGTGGCATCATAACCTGTTGATGAGCCATTTGAACAGCGCGTGGGTCTACACCCATCATAGGCGTATCGAAAGAGGCCTCTTGAGGCTGTGTCATAACATCGGCAATAGGTGTCGAATCCATAGTATCTTTATAGTTACTCACATTTTTTTCAGACAATTCTGGCACAAACGCGTTCGATCTGGAATGTTTATCGATTGGAACCATACTTTCTGTGTCTTCTGATAAATTCAACGTATAAACCGAATCGGTCATTTAATAATAAATCAGGTTTTTTAGATTATTTTAAATCGCATTTTTTACATGTGGGAGCACACATGTAAAAAATGTTCCTAACGGGGCTCGAACCCGTGACCTTGGCGTTATAAGCACCACGCTCTAACCAACTGAGCTATAAGAACGGTGCATTTAGCTATATTACTAGCTTTCATGTATAACATGGGGGGGGACCCGATTATTATAGGCGGGTAGTCTTTAAGTGTATAAAGAATAACGTATATTCTATATAAATGATACACGAATACGTCAGGGAAATATACGAAATTCTTGGGCCTGGTTTTAGTGAACGTGTTTATCATAATGCCATGGAGGTAATACTGAGAGAGCGTGGAATATCATATGAAACTGAACGTATTATTCCTATTGTGTTTAAGGAACATACAATAGGTAATCTTCGAGCTGACATCATCGTAAATAGAACAACCGTGATAGAACTCAAAACAGTTAAAAATATAACGGATGTAATGGTTTCTCAAGCAAGAAACTACCTTCGATTATTAAATTTACAAGAAGCGTATCTAGTAAATTTTCCACCTTCCACTGGATCTGACTCAGAGGTGATACGCGTTACGTTAGATTAAATCGTTTTGATATATTCCCAATGTAGATCCCCGCATATTTTTTTCCATATTATATCCTGTTGATGGAGTTTTTCCTTTGATTTAAGTAATGGAAAATATTGTAGATATGTATCCTCACTTAATAATTCACAGAATTTATAGAGTACATATGAATATGATAAAAAGTTCTTTCGATCCGATGGACAATTATTGTCAAATGGTTTCTGAATATCTTTAAACATCATGCGTAATTGCTCTTCAAGTTCTATGGGCATTTTTGGTGGTGATATTCCACTCAAAATGTTTGTTATGTATGGAACATGCTCGTAATATTTATTCAATTTTAACTTTTTTAATAAAGCTCGAACTTTTGCATGTGTAATTTCAGTGAGTACTTTGATTTTTATTTTCTTGAACTCATTACGTAATTCTTCAATGACTTCTTTTGGAATAGTCGTCATTTCCTGTGCCTGAAACTGCGACAACCATTCGTTAAAATGATTATCTCTTTTGTACGAATAGTTGATAATTTTCCCGGATGTCTCTTGTTCTTCTTTATACGTGAGTTCGTCGCTTATGAGTACATCAATTATAATTCCACATGCATCACATACAAGTTCACTCGTGTTACGAAAATGGAAAACATTACTGTTTGGACAATTTGGACATTGATCAGTCACGACACGCTCTATGGGTCTATCTAGCGTCTTTTTTTCAACATTTATTAAATAGTCTGTATATATATCCTTTTTTTGAAGGCCTGTGGTTTCTTTACAGTTAAACACGTTATCTGTATTCACCTCATTAACGTTATCAGTGTTTATATATTGTTGTATGTACGGCATGCATTTTCCTATATATCTAGCCATGTCAGTTTCATAAGTACGTTTATTTTTGGGATCATCTTCAATACTTTTCATCCAACATTCTATTTTATTGTTATATCTGCTTAAAAAATTACCTTCCATGTATATAAATGATTAAAATAGCCCGTTCGTTTTTAATTAACACAATCTATACAATAAAACGTATCATGGAATTCATTTTTAAAAGGCATGATTTTAAAATAGTCAGTAGATACATCGAGTATACTATAGATCATGCAAAACCATTTATAACAGATACCCCATTATGGGAAGATTGTGCATATACACACGACGTGGATACCACGTATTATACAATGAACACCGACTTATATTCCGACGTAACACCCGTCCCTGAAGCTATTGATAAAATGATTTTACGTGTCAAATATTGGTATAACAACAAGATCTATAAATACCTAACAAACAACCCCGACTATACATGGCCACCGAAAAAGAGTAGTATAATGTCATTCCATATCCCTCTATCTAGTGCACAATTACTTGATGCATCTGACAAACCCGTGAAAGATATACTCGAAAAAATCAGAAGATATTCTGGTCCTCATTCAGATTTTTACGGTGAAAGGGTTAAAATAAGTGACATGTTTTATTTTACAGAACTATGCCTGTCGACTACCTATCCTAAAATTAAAATTAAAAATTGTTTTGGTATGATGAAGACGGTTGATACCGCAACCGGGTATCTTACAGATCTTCGGTTACCTTAGTAGCTAAGTAAAATTTGAGCTCGCCAAGGTTAGCGACATTGTATTTTAAAATTAAGAACCTGTTTTGTCCTTCTTGCATAATTTGTACGGTAGAACACATACTCGTCGCCTTTGTAAATATGTTCATATATCTTAATGAATATACACCGGACATATGTGAGCAGTCGTCAATACATTGAATTTCCGTTTCCTGATCGGCAAAATCGCCCTTGCACAGTAAACGTAAAACATGCCCCCCGCGAGATATTTCTATCTCATCACCTATGTTAGACATGTCTCTGCATATTCTTTGGAAATCGACTGATGGTATTGGTGTGTTTACAGTCATTTGCATTTCTGGCACTTCAATTTGATTTTCGTTGATATCCAAAAGTTTGAGTGCGAATTTAGTGGACGTTTTTTTATGTTCGCTATGAATTTCGATATTCATATATTCCTTTGATTCTATAGAAATTACAAGAACGTCGTTAACTGTGATCGTTTTGAGAAGTTTATAAACGTTTGTCATATTAACGCCACAATCTATACATTCCTTGCAGTCATATTCTTCAAAATTTTCGGAGGGTAAATGCATATCAATAAGGGATGTCCTTGCAGTATCAAGGGTGACTATAGACATCCCATCGGGTTTGAAGTATATATTCACGTCATTTAGAATATCTTTAAGTACTTCAAATGTAGACTTGATTGCGGCCGCTTGTACAGTGACAAGTTTCATACTCGTTTATTCGAGAATTAATTCTTTATATCACTATACGCCTCATCGTCAACTTTACGACTAATTTTTTCTTCTAGTTCTGGTGTCATTGCGGGTTGAAGAGATCTTCCATAGTCATCAAGTCCGAACATCTCCCCTGTAGGTTCACCGTCTAGTGTTGATGATGTAATTCCACCGAAACCACACGTCTCCAATTCGTGAACTGGTAATAAAGACTCTAACCAATTTTGAATTTCCTTTCCGACGAGGATTTTACCATTCTTAGTAAGCATGGTTGGGACTCGTGTTATCTTTGCCTGAAATTCTGGGGGAATTCCATTTATTGTGACATTGTGATATTGAACGATTTGCTGTAACTGTTTATGTTTTTTGATAAAATTAATCACTTCAACACTATGTTTGCATTTAGGGCTAAAAATAAGAAGAGACATCTATTATATTTTATCAAAAAAATAGAATTAATCTAACACGTTTTTTTCGCATATATATTAATGTATAACGTATTACTCGTTCTAATACTACTTTATCTACTGTTCGATTCCAGGACGGAAAAATTTGGTTACGCTGGAGCTTATAAACCTATAGACGGGGTTAAACTAAATGACCCCGGAGCTGACATGAAAGACTATACATTAGCTGAAAAGATAGAGATTAATAATGATTTAACAGAACAATTCGTACTATTGACAAATAAATACGTTTATGAACACACTGGTATTCATAATTATATCATAGAAACTACCGACATCAAACAGTACAAACACAAAACTAAAAATCATTCACTGTATCGATGTGTATATATGTGCATAAAACCGAGCGGATTCGCATTTGGATTTTCTGTAACCTCTGATATCATATATGTTTCCGGAAATGCGCGTGTATTAGGAGTACATTCACAACAACTTGATATTAAACAACCTTCAAATACTACACCGTTTGAAAGTGATATTAATGGTTCGGAATTTGTACACTACGACGATATCAGGGAAAGCGAGTTAGAAGCAATAAAAAAATAGACTAGCTAATAATAATGATAAACGTGGAAGAAATTTCACAAATTGTCAACAAAAGGAATCGTATGAAGAAAGAAACCTATACAGAACTTTACAAACAAATTACAAGAAAGATAAGACGAGCAGTAGAAACCGGGCGTAAGAAAGTTGTAACACAAATTCCATCTTTCGTAGTGGGGTATCCAACATTTGACAGGATGAAAGCTCTTTCATATCTGAAACGACAATTAGAAATAGCGGGTTTTGATATTATAATACTTGGCGAATATGAGCTCAGTATAACATGGAAAGTAAAAAAAATAAATAGAGATTCATCTGTATCCGAAACTATGGAAGATTTTCCAACGCTCGTTAATCTAAAAAAAGCTGCAAATCACTACAGGCGAAACGCGCAAAACGCCTGATAAAAAAAGTTACTATAATCATAAATGGAAAACTTGAACGTTTTAGTCGAAGCTAAGCGTGAATATATGGAACAACTTTCGATTCTTATATGTCCAGTGATGATCGACGTTTTTGATGCAATGCACCAAGAAGCTCACAACCTGTCTAAAGGACGCAAAGTTCTCATCATGTTCCAAAAATTATTAAAGGACGTACCCGAGTGGAACGATACCATGGCAAAGCAACACACAGATAATATCGCCGATCGATGCGCTTGGTTCAGGGATTTGGTTGCGGCCGTTTTTGTAAGCTCGGTTAAAATCTTATCAGCCGTTCGTTTGAGCAAGGATTCGAAAAAGATGTCAGTTAAACTGCCAACAAACGAAGTCTTTATACATACATGTTATAAAAATGCAGCTAAGGAATTATATAAAGACCCTTACATCTTCAGCGAAACGCAATCTGAGCATGCTCGCAATGATAGATTATATGATCGTTTTACAGTTTGTGTAGAGATGACTGTAAAGGAGCTTATACCAGTTCAACAGATTTTACAAACGTACATGTCAGCTGGAACCGATGAATTTGTAAACGGGGAAGATGCTGACTTACAGAATGATGATATCGACGAATATGACGAGGAAGCGCCACAGGAACCACATGACCCAATGGGAGAAGATCATATTGGTGATACGACGGAACCAATGGGGGAACATGGTGATGCCCCCCCGTTAGATGAGATGATGGAAGAAACCCATGAGGATGAAGGTGGAGTAAATCCGGAAATGCAAGAATATGCCGATGAACCGCCTGCAGCTCCATTTCAAAATGAGTTTAGGACTATTCGGTCCAGGCCAGAACGGTCGCCAGTTCAACAACAGGATGAGCCTGAAGACTTATTTTCAGATGCAACTGATACCCGAACTAAAAAACTTGGTTATTAAATATGGACGACTACCTCCGAGAACCCGCAACGGCCGCATTCGTAGCAGCAGGGATTACAGCAGTGTATATCCATACAAAAGCTCGACTCAATGATGAAGGTACCCTTACGACTAGCGCGTATGCAAAACCAGCCGCTTTAGTTGGTATTTTGGTTTACTTTATAATTTCAAATGGAATTGGTAAGCGTGAAACTATATCAACTGAACCCTTTTGATTAACTTAAAGATTAATCTCATATAATATATATAATGACCTCCATCACTGCCTTTAACGACATGATGGGACAATTTCTTACGGAATTGCACACAGCTTTTCCAGAAGAAAAAGGATTGAAAAAATACATGGCAGCTTTTGAGCTTATGAGATCTGCAAACGGAAAACTGATTGTAGAAGGTTTTATGGCGAACGTTGCACCCCATGTAGAAAAAATTAATAACCGCGATGAATCATTTTTCCTAGAAAATGCGAATGGTATCGACTTTTTAAAAGATATCAATCTCCAACATTGTTGGCCAAAAGCATCAGAAGGTACACGAGGTGCAATTTGGCAATACATCCAAACGCTCTACATGCTAGGTACAACTATTACGTCGATCCCGGCAGACACTCTCAGTATGATTGAGACTGTCGCTAAGCAATGTGCGGACAAGCTTCAGAACGATGGTGACGGTGACGGTGGTTTTGACGAAGAGAAACTCATGAAGTCTATGCAAGGATTGCTTGGCGGTATGTTGAAAAAATAAAAAGTGTATAAAATATAATGGTGTCTCTGTTCGATGATCCCAAACAAATAATCAGGGCTGATAAGGTCATGGAATTTTGGCCAACTCAAAAACATACAGCAGCAGGAAGAATTAACGCTACTGCTCGATTTATAATTTACGCAACATGTATTCTATACCTGATTCGTCGCGACGTACGCGTGTTGATATTAGGATCTACATGCTTAGCGGTCCTTTATGTAATGGAGATGTCTAATATGGTAAAAGGTGGTTCAGTGGTTGCAATGCCTGTTGAAGAGGATTATACAACCGCGTGTCAATTACCTACACAAGATAATCCTATGGCCAATGTCTTGCTAAGTGATTATGACGGACGCCCAGATCGTCCATCGGCGTGTAAGTATAATTCAGTTCGAGATGAGGTGAATTTAATGCTCGCGGGAAGTATTCCATACGGGGCCCAAAAATCTAGATCCCCTATGCCAGAGTATCAGCGTAATGCGTATTCCAGACAATTTGTTTCAGGACCTGTGACATCTATCCCAGGTGATCAGACCGCCTTCGCAGAGTCGTTATATGGTAAAAAGGGTGGCGATATTTGCCGAACGGATTCTCGTTTATGTGATCCAAATGCACGCGGTGTTCAACTAGAAGCTTTTGGAGGATTACAACCCAATGGTGATAAAAGAAGTGGTTTGATGGGTGGTGGAAATGGTCCGTCTTAGATAGATAATATTCTTATGTAATAATAAATGGCGTATCAGCTTCAACCTGGTTTAAATTTGGTCGAAAATCCTGCACGACCTCTCGTGTGTGCGACCGAAGAAGTATTCAACTATCCCCAGCCCAGCACATTAAACTATGGTTCTAGCCGTCCGAACACGATGCTTTACGGAACTTCACCTTATATGGCTGGTAAGGGAGCTCCCGCACATTATATAGAGACAAGCGATCAGCTTCGACCACAATCTACATCACGGTTTAATAAGATTGTTGCGCAAACTTATGAACAAAATCTATTCCCCCTTCAAGATGTTTCTTGCAAACTCCCTCTCCAGACAATGACATATGAACCTGGAAGTACACGTGCCGATATCCAAAATCAAATGTTCGCGACGAGATACTCTCCTCAATAAAAAATATTTATAACTTGTAAGAATGGCAGACCCCGTTTCAATTTTAGCGATTGCCGGACTAGCCTTTATAGGAAAGAAAATGAGTGATCCCAAACCCGAAAAGTATAACAATGTTCAGAAAGAGGTTGAAGTTCCTCGATCGTATCAACAGGAAGTGCCAAACATATATTCCCCTGTATCAACGGGTATTGACAACCTCCCAGAACCTAAAATGGAACATAGTAATTTTTCAGATATTGTACCTCAAACACGCTCGAGCGGTGGTGAAGTGTTAGAAATGCGCAATCGTATGTTTGATAACGGTCGGATGAATAACCTTTCTCCAATCGAAAAACAACTTGTAGGTCCAGGTATCGCAGTTGGTCCAGATGTTCCCGCAACAGGTGGGTTCCAGCAAATGGTACGTGTAAACCCCGACAATGTTGGTTCGTATCGCCTCACAACATTACCTGGTAGAAGTGGACCCGCGCACGACGTGTTCGGTGGAAGGCGTGGTACTATGGGAGAAATTGGAAACAATCGCCCAGAAAAGACCGCGTTTCTTCCCGAACGTCGTCCAGTTATTGGTGGAAGATCTCAAGGGTTTGACGGCCACGTTGTTCGTGGCGAGCATGTGAACGGAAAAAGATTAACGAATCGATCTCAAACAGGGTCGCGTGACGATGGTCTCGGCTTCGCGGGTGCGAAGCGTATCGTGTCAGGTATGACTCTATCACAAGATCCCACACGGAATAAGAAAGATGGTAATGAAGAGCAGTATAGGTTTAACAACCAAGTCGCACCTAACGTAAGTTCGTACGCACATGGTTATATTTCTTCACCAGGTGTTCAAATAGGGTCTTCCGGTCCTCACTCAGTCGAGACACTCAATAAATACGGTTTCCGACCCGACGACCGTCGTGGCAAGGCGAACAGGACTGGTAATGCGGGTCGCATGAACGTTCGTGCCGGTGCACTCAATCAAGGTGGTATGCCCACCGTGATGCGCGCTGATACTACACGAGTAGATGGACGAACTGGACCCATGAGCGGGGGGTGGACGCAACAGTATAGCAACAATATGTATTATAAATTTAACGCCTATAAGGGTAACCTAAACCCGAATGCATCTGATGATAGTTTATCCATAGCTAAAAGACAAATTCAAAACAATCCCATAGCTCAGCAAATGATGTAATTCAAACTATTGAGTAATAACACCCATTAAAATATTATCCCTATATTTTAATGAGCGTATACACGTTAGACATAGATAGTAGTGAACGCGATCCAATTTTATACCCGAATCCAGGCGATTATGTCGTCGAATTAACAAATCCTATTTACGATGTCAAAAAGATATCAATTGCATCAGCTAGAATCCATGCGAGTCAATTTTTAATTAATGAAAGGAATAATATATTTGATTTTGTTGTTCATACTACACCGGAAACGGTTGTACGCGTTACTTTAACGCCTGACAACTACAATGGAAAAACGCTAGCTACCGAGTTACAGACAAAGGTTAATAATGCTCTAGGTGGTAATTATCTAATTGATAATATACAATTTACATATAATAATGACAAGAATGAAATATCTATAACATCCTTATCATCACCTGCCGGCGGAGCTTATGATTTTTCATTCAAATTTTATGATGGTGTAAACGGGTATCTCTCTAATACAGCTACTCAAGGATATACAACCCCGCATGATATTATTGGATTACCTGCAAGTAATGTGAAATCTAATACACCCTCAACTGGGGGTGTAGCTGATCTTCTGATTACGGGTAGTCTTAATTTACAGGGACCTGATGCACTTGTCATCAAAATAAGCAACGGTGCGGACGAATTAAACAAAACCGTATATTCTGATACACCATTTTACACTGGTAAAATGCTAATGTGTGGTGATGTTATCAATTATTCTGGAAGTGATGATGCCGTAGTACACAATTTCGACTCAGGTTCGCAAAATATTTCAAAATTACGAGTTCAGTTTTTCTATAGCAGTAACAATCGACTAATTCCATATGATTTCCGAAATGCTAACCATATAATTAAATTATCTATTGAGTGTACGACGGATAAATTGTCAAGGGTACCATTTAAAGAAGAAGTGGGAGCGGAAGTGGATAGAGTTGAAAAATACACTCTTCCACCAAATATTCAGATCCCCGATTTTGGTGATCTGAATAAGTGGGATGCGTTTATATACATATTCCTTATAGTATTAACTGGTATTATGTTCATCGTTATGACGAAACCGAAAAGACTTATCGAGTAATGGCGTAGACGGGAGCCTGGGGCTTCTTGACGCGTTGAGACAAACGAGAAATTACCATATAAACAATCACGGAGAGGAGGGTTGTGAAAAGTGCGGTAAGAGCATAGTTCATACCACCATTCTTCTGAACCTTAACGACCTGATGGATTGTCCATCGGACGAGATCCATCCAAGAAAGAGCGGCCGCGAAGGAAAACCCAGCGACGACCGAATTGAGTGATTGTGTTTCGAGTTCACGGGAGATCGCGACAAGCGTATCGGTAGCAGCTTCGGCGGACATTTTTATATTATACGTAGATTTTTTATTCTGGTAACAATTCTTCCTCGGTTAATATTTTTTTATAAACTCCCTTTTTATATCCCCTGATATTTACATTATCCGCTGTATCTTCCGATTCGGTATCCGAGTCTGACTCAGAATCGGAGTCAGAAACCAATTCCGAGTCGTCACTACATCTAAACGTTTTATAATTAGAATCTGTCCAACCTTCAGGAGTGGGACATGTTTCCATTACTATCGATTGCATTTTTTATCATCTCTTCTGACGGATTGGTCGGATTCCACCCATCCCACGCGTCATACGCCTCGTTTATTTTCGTAAACCTTTCATCGTCACCTGAATAAGGTTCAAATGCAGATTCGTCTACTTCATCATCAATCTCAATCTCATCCTCGTCTTCCGAATCCTCGTCAGTGTAAATATCGGGAAAATATGTACCAATTTGCTGACCCACTGTATGCATAGCGCAGTATTTCATACAATACTCCATATCCTTTGCGAGAATCGTGTCACGCCCACACGCCCTGGCGTAATGTCCTGACAACACCACAGCAGTTTCCAATACTGGTGTAATAATATCAATCGCCGATTGGGCCATTTGGGAAGATAAGTCGTCCGGCTCCATTCTGGATGCGTAATATATTATTACTAAGTGCGTAAACTCTAAGTTCTCTTATATCACTGGTATTATTGTTTAATGTTAGTGTTACATGCTGATCTTTGATAGTACTAAAATTTCTTTGACCAGTTGGATACCAACGTTCTGGTTCAAGAGCGAAACTATACGAGTAAAAGCGTCTAAACAGTTGTGTTCTGGAATGATGAATACCACTTTGAACTGCGCGTAAGTTTATCAAGTTACCGGTAACTTTATCTAATATAACTTCCTTATCTAAATTGAGCTCTAAATCTACCAGGTTTTCGTAATTGATATATTTACCATTTTCTGGATAAATTTGAGATGGATGATCATAATTAAATACACTATGGATAACCTTGTTATTATTAACCCTAGCGATCACGAAATATAATTCCTTAACTGGATTTGAAAAATTCAATCTGAATTTCAGTGTATCATTTCCATCACCCGACGAAACTGGTATTTGAAATCGATTTTGTTGCACTTGTGTAATAATGTAATCACGTTTCAATGTTTCCAGTCTTATTTGTTCCGTGCGATCGACATGTACCATATCCGTATAAAGTTCTATAGAGTTGATAACAGCCTTTTTGTTGTCAAATGTTTGGTTACGTACAATTATTTCACCACCCATACCACTGTGATTTTTGCAATAATAATACAATGTATCGGGTGCGTCGAGAGGAACTGTAAATATGAATGAATTATTTACTACTGTACCAGGTTCATATGGATTCGGTATCGTAAAATGGGATACCGGATATGCAACGCCTCCCTCAGTGTGCGTCCCGTCAATAGTGGTAGATATGAATAATGGGTGTGTTTGATTACTTGAGTCAAGTTGACCAAACGTGTATGTATTTCCCCGTATTAATGTCAAAGTCGGTGTTTCGATTGGACCCCCGGTACCCGATAAAAATCGTGAAGGATTGGTTTCATTAGAACCAGAAATACTATACTTTGATGCATCCACAGAAATCGTATATGTTGTTTCACTGGGGTCATATAGTCTGTTTGTAATATTTACGTAATCGTGTATGCATAATTCTTTATTACTTAACTGAATTTCTATTTCACATTCATGTTTAGAAAAAGCCCGCAATGGTATAGCCAGTTCCGGATTGTTATGAAAATAAAACGGAATATCAATTATGTACGTTCTTGAAGCCACTGCATTACCCAAATACCCATCAATAGTATCAGATACAGAGTCTCCACTATTTTCACCTGGATTTTTACCTATCAGTTTCGAAAGATTTGTTTGTTTTGACTGTGTAATGTAATGTTCGCTGTATATGTGTAACCAATCTCTTGTTATTCGCTGTATCAACTGTCCTCCAATGATTAAATCTACATGTTCTATTATAGCATGGCCAATAGACTCTACGTATTTGTAATATGTACCATTCTGCTCTAATGGAGATAAATCTACGTGTATACGAACAGATTGGAGCAAATGACCAGAGTCGGCCGGTATTGTACATTTCAAAGTACTTCCGTATTTAACATCCCCATGTAGTTCTTCTTTCCTGTCATACATAGCAAAATTCGTATGCTTCCTGAAATTCTTTATAAAGTGTGTATACTCGGGATTGTCTGTAAAAAACATATCCTGAGTACCCGTTGTGGCAAGCTGAACACGTCCAGCCATTTCTAATATTACACTCTAAAATTTTAAACCCGCTAAACCACTCTGCACTCTTAAAACATTGTAGTTTAATGCGTAAACATCTACATTTATATCACGAGTTGAAGAAGTGTCATCGAGTTCTATGTTGATATGTTTATGAGAAATGCGACTCATATTCAGTTGCCCAGTTGGATAATATTTTTCCGGTTTTAATGAAAAAGAATACATATAAAACTCATAAGCAGGGTCTGGACACCCTGTATGAAATTTAAGTGGTTGATGGTATGCTAATTCTGAACCCGTTTTATTAAATACTGTCGACCCGTTACATGTGAATTTTATACGTTTTATAGCTCTATGATCAGACCGTTTATATCGTGTTCCATTTCCGATTACGATACTTGAAAACGATTGATCGTCCGAATTTGTATCGAGTAATAAATCATAAACCTGTCCACTTATTGGGGATGTAGTTTCTTTTGCTATAAAGAATAATTCTTTAGTAGGATTTTTAAACTTTAGTAAAGCTGATTTGCTTATATCCGCTGGCTTGAACGATATTGTAGACTTTTGTAACTGAGTGATAACATATTCCATCGGGCGAGTAAGTAGGTAATTTTTTTCATCATCTGTTATGAAGTAATAATCCGTGATAAGTGAAGCGTTTACTATAGAACCCTCTGTTGTTTTTTCTCGTCTAACAGTTCCGTCTGTAGGAATACTATATTTGAACGTTATGTCTTCATCTACATTCTTAAATGTTAAACGAACTTCCACGAGTTGTTTAGTGATAGCACACACGGGAATAGCTAAACTTGGGTTTCTAAAAAAGTAAAATGGTAAATTCACATAAAACGTGTTATAAGTATCTGAAACGGTCAGGTGATTGCCATGACCATTCAAAAAATAAAGAGTTTGTTCCACGTCGTCCTTATTGCTATAAATTTGATCATACATATTTATGTAATCACCTGTTATACGCTCCATGAGTTGCCCTCCTATCAGCAGGTCAGCGTACTTTATTATATTTTTACCCAGTGAAGGATTGTATAGATAGTAATGATCCGTACTACCAGACGTGTCATTCGCGGTGAGATTGCCTAAGTTAATTTTAAGTATAATACTCCTAAGTAAATCCCCTATGTTATTAGGTATTCTACACTGGACGGATTTTCCAAATCCTATGTCACCGGTAAGAGGTATTTCTACTGCTTCAGTGGAGAACCTTGTATGTCTTTTAAATATAGTGACAAAATATGAAAATTGTGGATCACCCGTTAACCACTGGTCCTGAATACCGGTGGTAGCAAGTTGCATGCGACCTGCCATTCTTAATAGATGTGAGTAAAATTTTATGAATTAAAACGGGGCACTATTATAGATGGATTTACGATTACGAAAATTCAATCCAGGTAAAATTGCAGACGACAAGGTGTGTGTTTTTATAGGGAAACGTAACACGGGTAAATCAACACTAGTTACTGATATTCTATGGCACAAAAAACACCTACCAGCTGGTATAGTTTTATCCGCTACAGAGGAAGGTAATCATTACTATCAGCAGTACGTACCAGACCTGTTCATTTATGGAGATTATGATAGAGAGGCTATTGAACGTGTCATGGAACGCCAGCGAAGATTAGTAGGTGCAGGTAAAAAGAACGCCGGTGCGTTCTTATTACTGGATGATTGCATGTATGATAACAAGTTTATGCGTGATACATGTATCAGACAATGCTTTATGAATGGTCGTCATTGGAAGATATTTTTCATGTTAACGATGCAGTATTGTATGGACTTACCACCCGCATTACGTGCTAATGTAGATTACGTGTTTATACTACGCGAAAACATTATTCAAAATCGTGAAAAATTGTACAAATCATTCTTTGGTATTTTTCCCACGTTTGATATGTTCAATAAAGTAATGGACGCTTGTACAGAAAACTATGAATGTATAGTATTGGACAACACTTCGAAATCAAATAAAATAGAAGATTGTGTGTTTTGGTATAAGGCGAAAATGCACAAAAATTTTAAAGTCGGTGCACCAGAGTATTGGATGGCGCATAAAAAGATGTTTAATCCTAAACAAAATGGTAATAAAGTTGATCCTAAATCTATAAAGGGGCGATCAACGCCAATAAAAATCACTAAAACAAATTAAATTCTATGTATATTTTAAGATGTCACAGGTTACAGGTAAGCGTAAGACTACAAATAAGCAAACTGATATAAACTTCAGTCCGGGTCCTTCGAAGACGGTCAAAAGTTCCAAGGTTGTACGAACATTGCCACCTCTACCACAGGCGACGGGTATG